ATTAACGTTTGGTAAATTTAATACCCTTATTTTAAGCCATTCTTTACGCTATTTGTTACATACCTGTTGCATACTATATGTACTTTATATGTGCTCATATCGCTTTAAGGCTTACAGTTAGGCTTCCATCTGCGCAAGCCACAAGTCAAACACCTTGCCTTCCGGTGCGTCAGGGTCGCGCATATAGGCTTTTGCTACACGGATATACATATTGATGTCGCTGCCGTAAATCTCGGAGTAGTCGGAGTAGAGCATATTCATGACATAGTACCAATCAGCTTTTTGTGTTATGCCTTGCTGGTCTGCAAGCTGACTTGTCTGCTCATATGTCCAATGCTCGCCGCTAGAGCCGTCAACATTCTTCATTCTGGCAACAGCTTTCTTCGCTAGATGCTCGTCAAAATGAGGGCCATAAGCCACACAATGCAGCTTATAAGCGGTGTCCCAAAACAGCCTCGGGCAGCGGCCGCGGATTTCCTCCAAAGCTTCACAAACTATTTCTTCCATCTCTTCTATCTTTACTGGGTCGGCGCTTACCTTCTCCCAATATTTCTTTAGTTTGTGCATAACGTCGCCCCCTTACGCCATTTTTACAACGCTCAAAGATACATTGCTGATAGTGCCTGCTGCCGTAGCCTGCACCTGCAACGCTGCATTATTATCAATCACACAGCAACTAGGCAATACTCTAAGTAATGTAGCAAAGGAGATATTATAAGTATCACCTGTAGCACCGGTTACTGTTGCTTCTGCTCCCGGTACTGCTACACCATTACGAAGAAGATTTAAACCTATATCGCCTGCCGCAGTCGGGGTAATATCAGCGTTCAAAGTCACAAGGTAAAGTCCCTGGATAAGGTTAACGCTTGTACTTCCTGCCGTATGCTTAATAGATACGCCAGTCAGAAGATTGTTAGTAGGAAAGCCGACAAAGCCGTTCGCTGCAACAGTCTGCGCCGCCGTTGCAACAGTTGTTAATGCAGATTTTTGGTTGCAAATCATTTGTTTTCACCTCTTTTATCAAAGCAATAGGGACGGCTTGCACCGTCCCTTGCAGTGCAGTTAATGCACATAACTTATTATTTTAGCCTGCATTATAAGTACAGCCACAAGCGCCAGCTACGTTAGCAGCGATGCTCTGATACGGGCTGTTGGTAATATAAGCGGGCTGCGGATAAGGTCTTAAAGTGCCGATAAGGGCAGCGCTCTGTGCCTGTTGACTTAATTGGAAGTTAGCGGTCTGCAAGTCGCGGTCGCGGTCTGCCAGTTTGTCGCGCAGGTCTTGGATTTGGTTGGCAATCAGAACTGCCCTGGTCTTTTCGCCGTCCTCTTTTACTGCGTTGACAATATCGCAGGTATTACGCGCGTTCTCATAGCGCACTGCGTCAATGTTACGGTTAGTTTCGCAGCAGCACTGCTGTTGAGCAAAACGATTTTCGGAAAGCTGACTGCCTAACTGATAACCGGTCTGCATAATATCACGTTGCACACCGTTAAAACCATTCAGCATAGTGCTGTTCTGAGCGTAGAAGCCATCACATAAGCCATTCTGAACGCCGCGAATACCTTCTTTAATATCCTGCATAGAAAATTGGTCCGCAATTTGGTCACGTGTCATGCTGCCATTTGCAAAAATTTCAGCACCCATATTGCCGCGGTTATTCCAATTACCGCCCCAGCCGCCCATTAAGGCAAAGATAACAATAATCCACATAAACCACATACCGCCGCCCCAGCAGTCACCGTAGTTGTTGTTTCGATTCATGTCCATTACCGGAACAATGTTTGCACCTTCCATGATAAAATTTCACCTCCAGGAATTATATGTAAAGCTCATTGCGCGCATTAGAGCTTTAAACCGAATTGACTTAAAAACTGAGTAAACTGTTCGTCACTCATGCCACGTTGCCTTGCAAGGTTACGTACAGTTTCTTTTAACTGTGCTTCATTCTTGCCTTGCCCCATTTGCATTGCGCGGCTCATCATAGGATTCTGCTGTGCTAATTGCGTAAGCATCATCATAGGATTACCGCTGTTCTGTAACATTGCCATTATCTGCATCGGGTTCATGGTTCATTCCTCCAATCTGCTTTTCCAATCTGTCCACACGTTCTACTAATCTATCTACAATGTTTTGTTCAGCATACGCAGGCTGCTTCTGCGAATTGTTGATTTGGTATACTCTGAAAATCGGCAAGCCGTCCAAGCCTATAAGCTTTTCATAAATCTTGCCTTCGGCAGGGCAAGGGAAGAAAGTGCTCGTTCCGTCCAAGTCAATTTGAGCTGCCTTTGCTTCATCCATGCTGGTAACAATTCTGCCTTTCAATGCCATAGGCATAGGCTGCTGCATAGTTGGCTGGTACATCTGCTGCTGTTGTTGCTGCAAATAATTCAGCCGTTGCTGCATCTGCGGTGTTGCGCCCATATAAGGGTTATATTGTCCGTACATACTTATCACCTCACTTATAGTTTAGCTGTTTTTTAGCAAACCAATCCCTACAAATTCCCCATAAAAAAAGAACCGCCATAAAAGGCGGCTCGTTGCATTTAAAGGAATGATAATACATTTGTTATTTGTTTATACGCAGTATTCAATTCCTTATCCACTGTTTTGACAGATGCATTCAATTGCATAGCTATCTGATAGTTAGTCAAGCCTTTTACAAATTTCAGCTCGCAAATTTCTACCTGCCGTGGTGTTATCTTTGCTTCTTCCAATACCGCGCTGAAAGAACGCCGCGTTGATGTTTGTAGCCAGTCACGCGTGTTCTTCAGCAGTGTGTCCATTTTATTGTCACCTACCTAAATAAATAAAAGCTATAGCTGTTGCCGCCCATCCAAACAAAGCGGCACAGATTATCTTTCTTTGGAAAGCAATAGTTTCTACATAACCTTTTAATAACATTGTAATAATGCCTGCTGGTATTTGTTCCTTTTCATCCATCGTAACACCATCCAATAATTTTATTTTGCAGCTGCGCAAAGCAAGAAGAATAACGCAGTACCTGCATAAATATTCCGCTGATACTTAATTCTGTTCGTTCTCTTCCGGTCGTATTCCATTTGCTCTATCAACGTCTCGTATAATTCCTCGCTGCGCTTCAACGATTCCTTTGCATTCACTAATGAGCGCTTGGAGTTCGTCAGCGCTTCTTGCGTTAGAGTGAGCTGCTTCTTCGCTTCGCTTAATTGCGTCAACAGAACTGCTGACGTGTTCTTCTGCTGTTTCAATTTCTCGTCTGCCAGATTCAATTTCGCTTCCAGCAGATTCGTTTGATTTTTGAATTGATTCCATTGTTCGATTGACATTGTTATCTGCTTGGGTGCCGCTTCCGCCGTGCCAGCGCCAGTACACGTCATTACAGATAAGCAGAAGGCCAGCAACAATAAGACTAATCTTAACGGCTCTATCAATCTTGCGTCTTGTTTCATCTTTCATTATTACCTCATGTAAATATCTATATTTGTAAAATATAATAAATCGTGTCAGAAGCACAAACTTCGCCTACAAGCGGCTTTAGCTCGCCGCAGGATAAATCATAAACGGCACTAAATTTAAAACGCTCATAGGCGAAGTATTTTTGTGCAATTTGCGCCTTCTTGTAGAAGATTGTTATTATGTGCCTGGTAGTTTGTTATAATCCGAAATAATGGTGCAGCGCGCCAAGAGCAAAGCCTAAAACAAGGCCTACTAAAAATTTCTTGTCAGCAACAAAAGCTTTTAATTCTTCCATGATTTCACCTCCTTATCTTCCATTGCCAGCATAGCCATAAGCAGGTATGCCGTATGGTGTTGTCAAATCAATGCCGGCAACATACTCATAAGTAATACGTGCTCTATTGGCATAACCTGCTCTATACATCTCACCAACATCAGCAGCAATCCAATAGTAATTCTTAAACAGTTTGTAAAGTGCCTCCAGACTACGCAGGTTGACGCGCTCAAAACGATTCTCTAAAAAACGCTTTACAACATAAGTGCTAGTTGGGCACCACATACCAGCATAAATAAGGCAGCGTGTATCGTCCAACGTCGGCACCTGCTGCAGCACATCGACGTATTGCAGGCAGTCACGGGAAAGCTGTTCCAACTGTGCCTGCTGTCCTGCTTCACTTCTTAACAACTCTTTAAGCATCGGCAGCTCGCCGCTTGCTTTAATATCAATATAAGTTCTGCCAATAAATTCTTCACCGCCGGGAATAGCTCTCAAAAGCTCATCGGCTCTATTCCCTTCCCATTGGCTCACACCGATTGACGGGTAATTATAGGCGGTTGATTTGGCGATGCTGTCATAACCGCCCTCGATGCCTGTCGCGATTAAGCCTTTGGCGATTTCCGTTGCAAGATTTTTGTTCCAGTCCATAGCTATCACCTCACTCACTTTTTAAGCAGCGGTTGGAAGTCTTCTTATATACATCCTCATACATCTCTTGCTTGTCGCCGTTATAGGTGTACTCCGCATAGATGCCATCACCGCTCAAGGTCGTAGACAGTAACGCCTTATAATTCTGCAACGTCTTGCACGCCCAGACCACAAACACATTCTCAAGGGTAATATGCTCTTTGCTATTATGGTTGTACCACTCTACTAATTTGTTTTTACACACGGATTCAAAATGTGCCATACCTGTAATAATCATTGTTTATTCCTCCTTCGTGATTTTAAAAGTTCTCGTTTCAATCGCCTTGTTCCCCAACTGAACCAACAGCAGCGCTACCATGCCCAGCGTGCAGCTTTCGTAGTTGCCCCAAGTGCGGGCAAAAAACGCCAGCCACAAAGTCACCAGCACCCAAACAACAAAGCCAATCACAGCGCAGATTCTGCCTACGCTGTAAGCGTTATCGTTCTTTTTCAACATGTTAATCAATTTACGCATGACACTTACACTCCTTGCATTTTTCATCATGTCCTTTTAAATCATAGTTAGGCAGTTCATTTAATTGCTCCATTAAACTATCAATGACGCCATTATCTCCAAGCGCCTCGTAACTCCGGTAGCAGGCGTCGATGCTTTCTTTTGCGTAGATTGGTATCCAGCCTTTATCCTGGACATAGTGATTATAAGCCTGGATTATTCTGTCGCGGAGCAACGCTTGTAAGCCTGCTTTTAGTGCGTCATTTTCTTTTTTCTTTTGACGGTACATGGTAATTAGCAGCGTTATTACGCCACCGAACACAACGTTAATCACGGAGTTCAACGCCGCATCTAAAGATTGTTCTATCATCTGCTACACCCCTATAATTAAACTTTAAATATCACGGCTTCTACATCTGCTGCCGTAGTTGCTGCCTCAACTTTTTCTTTTGTTACACGATATGCAATATGCAGTTTGTTTGAGCGCACCGCCACGGCAGCAATAATCATCTTTAAATCGTTAGCAGTTACTGGCGTATCGGCATTATCTGCCGTGGTCCACTCTATTGTAGCTCCCTCGCCTTGCAGTTCCAGCGCAATAATTGCAGCGCTGATTCGGTCACGGGCTTTACTGTCAAAGTCATAACTATGTCCATTGTATTCAATGGGAGTAACCTCTGCTTTATCACGCTGATATTTCAGCTCTGTAATCTTACGTTGCTTAATTACTTCTAAGGGTTCTTCCTCATGCGTAACAGTAACATTTAATTCTGCCAAGGCTTCCTCGGAGATAGAAAGAGGTATAAAGATACCTTCCTGCCCTAAGGCTTCTGAAAGTAGGTAAATGTTAGAATAGGTTTGGTCTTTATATTTATATTTTGTTTGCATTTTGTTTCTCCTTTACTTAATAATCTTCAACTGTAGGTGCCATGTCATTTATTGCTTTACCCCATGAAAAAGTTACACCACCTGTAGCCCAACAGTCAAAATATAATGTATAGGTTTTGTTCGGTGTTACGCCTACAATAGAATCAATATCTTGATGGTATATGTTTCTTCCGTCATCATCAGATTCTGAGCTACCTTCGCCCCATGTTTTATTAGTCATTTTATTTTCTATAGAAGCATTCACATACCCATTCGGATCATCTTCAACATAGTCAACTTCTGCAAACACTTTGATTCTTTTAATCCCTGGTGGGACAGTAAAAGCTATTGTTTTATTATGTGCTTCACTATAACTCCAATTCTTGCTACCATCTACAACCTTTACTTCACCTTTTCCCATCATCATTCTATTAAGTCCCATTATACGGCACCTCCTAACTTGTTAGCTTGTACAATGCTCGTCAACGTACCTCCACCATCTTTGCTCATCCAAATGTTAAGGAGCAATCCTGCACTTGTAATAGCTACGTCACTTGCGCTACCAACATATTTTAATTTTCCTGCATTGCTTATAGTCAAACTGTAATCTCCATCTGCAGCAAAATATGCAGTAAATACGGATGATTGATTAGCACTTAATGCGTTAGCCAAAGTAGCAAGGTTAAGTGTAAATGCACCTGTTACGTTATAAACTATCGTGGAGGTTATAGGTGTATCCGAAGTGCCAATGACAGCATAAGTAGTGTATATTTCTCGGCTGAGCATAAGGTCATGGAAATTCTGCTGTGCCGTCCACGTGTTAGATTCCGATGTGCTAACGCCGCCACCACTACTAACAGCAATAGTTACATTACCGTTTTCGTCGGGAGCAGTATTGTTAACGGTTTTAACTACCCCATTAATATCAGCTTTAGTAGCATAAGTTTCAGTAATTACATTGCCTGCGCCATCTTGTGTAGCTCTAGCTGCTGTGCCTGTATAATTAGTAGCATTAATTGAACCTATAGCCTGCGAGCCTTGTCGCCATGCTATTGTAGAGGTTGCACCCATTAAAGCGAAACCAGAGAAAATATCAGTCCCGACTTTATTCAACAGTGCATTATAGATAGCTTTATTTTGGACAGGGTTAGTGGAAGTATCAGACAGTTCAGCATCAACAGTAACGCCACCATCAGCACCATCTTTACCTCTAGGCAACGTAAAATTCAAAACAACATTACTAGCAGTGCCACTATTGGTAACACTTGCATTACTACCTGCTGCACCTGTAGTCACGCTACCAATCTTGATAGACGCAGCAGTACCTGTATCACCTTTTGCGCCTTTAATATTCACACTTTTGGGGTTAGTCAGTCCAGCTTTATTCGTCCAACTTAAGGCACCCTCCGTAGACACACTAGGAACAAACACATTAACATTCTCACTATAATTTTTAGCATTGTCCATGTAGGTTTTTGCATTGTTACTGTAGGTCTGTGCTTCATTCGCGCTGTTTCTTGCAGCAGACGCAAAGTTACTAGCAGTAGTAGCAGCAGACTGTGCCGCTTCCTTGCTGGCTTCTGCGTTGTTTTCGCTAATTTTGGCATTGGCTTCGCTTGCCTTTGCGTTGGTTGCAGATGCCGTAGCGTCAGCCTTGGCGGTTAATGCCTCCTGCTTATAACCACTCGTCAGCTCCGCATTTTCAGCAGCGCTTGCAGCAGATAAGCTCGCGTACTGTGCGCTGTTACCTGCTACGCCTGCTGATTCGAATGCACTATCTTCACTCTTTGCTGCCGCAGTTGCGCTTGCAGCGGCACTCTGTGCTTGTGCTTGAGTCTGCGCGTAAACACCTTGCGCCAATGGCAAAACCTTTGCCGGGTCTTCCGACAATTCAAGTTTTTTTCCGTCGTCGCTAATTCTAAAGCTCTTGCCGTTCTCCCACGGGATTACAGTATCAATATCAGTACTTTTGCTTACACCGATTTTCAAACTTCTGTCGGTAGTATCGGTAAGCTGTTGCGCAATCATCGTCAATTTGTCACCGATTGCCTCAACCTGGTTAAAAGGATATTGGTCTGGCAAATCCGTTTCCTGCGTTACCGGCACTTCCCTATAAATCGTCAGTTTCCAACCTGTCGGCAACGCCGGCGGCCGTTCACTCTCCGGCACTTCTGCGCCGACTGCATAACCTGGATAACGTACAACATTCTTTTCAACATCAACGTAATAATCTTTAGTCAGCAACTTTTCTTCGCCGTCTGCGTCAGTCAGCAAAACTTTAATGTCCGTTCGGTCTAAAATCTTAAACTGATACGCAAACTCCGTCGCGTTCCCATTGCCGCTATATGTAATTCTGTTCTCAATATCAGTAAGCATAATAGCTCCCCTCCTTTTATTATTTTTGCCAAAAGAAAAGTGTAGATATATTTTTATATCTACACTTAATAAATTCACTTTAACTAATTATATACCTATTTTCAAAAGGTTATATCTATGCTACTTTGTGAAATCTTTGTCAATCTTTTTTTACGTTCGCTTTTCGGTCTGCGTTTGTAAATATCTTGCAGCTCAAAGTCCATATCATCAGCAGCAATATCTATGCTGTTGAATATGATATTGAAGATGCCGCTAGGAACGCCAAGAAATGCACCGCCGACATATGCTGCTTGTTCTATTAACTCGCCGGGTTCTGTCTTGCCTTCCACAACGTCATTCAAGAGTCTTGGAACAGTAAGGCCTTTATCAATCAAGCCTTGCGCCGCAGTCAGTCTGTAGCCATAGTTCCTCATACCTAACAGACATTGTATGCCGATATTTGCAAATTGGCCGTAAGGTCCACCCATAGACAACGGGTAGTTGATAAGCTCTTTTGACAATTTGCGATAGCCGTCCTTGTCTTTCTCAAAAGGAGCAGTCAAAGAAAGCTCTGCAATAGCCACGTTCAGCAAGCACACGCCGAGAAATTTGGCACCAGCAAAAGCAATCAGCCGTTCAGCCATTTCTTTTTTCTCGCCGCTATTCCATAACCTTTTGGCGATATGTGCTTCTCTGTCCCATTGGTTAAACTGTGTGTTGAAAAATCCCTGGAACATCGTAAACAATCTGAATAAGCCGCTATTTCGTTGCATACTTGATACATCATGAATACGGCTGCTGCCTAACGTGCGGCGAATAACAGTGTTCGCAAAGTCTAGTGCTTCCTGCTCTGTTTTGCCTTCGTTGATTTTCTTCATGTATGCTTCTGCAAATACTGGTTTTGCAGTCATCATATCAGTGTAACCTAACAGCATTGCACCATATTTCAGCGTCCTTTTTTCAATCGGGTTAAGGTCAGAACGGTTCTGCATATCCCTTAACGTAATGTCTGGCACTTGCGAACGCTCACGCATAAATGCGCTTTTGGCACAAATAGCGTCTACTTCTGCTCTGCCTTCACTTGTAAAACTGCGAAGTAAGGCTCTGAAAGCGTCGGCATGAGTAAAGCCGTTTGTGCTATTGCCGTAAAGCAATATGTTAGTAGTGTTCTGCATTATCGTTTTAAAATTAAACATAATAGCCGCATTTGTTGCAACATTACGCAAAGCGTCGGCAATCTTCGTAAATGTCTTTTCGGCCATATACGCTGTCTTATTGCCGTATGGGTTAGCGCAAGCCTGCAAAAACTCTCTCAAAAGTCTTACGTTGGTGTCGCCTAAACGCTCAACCATGTTGCGGTAAATATCCTCATCGTTCAGTATCTTTCTGAAATCAAGCATTGTTTCACGATAACAAATATCGTGAATAGTGCTTTTTACCGCCGTAACCTCACTGCCACGCGATAAGTCTACGGGATATTTGCCGCCAATACGTGACTTACTGGACCCGGTATTAGTAGTCAAAGTCCGTTGTGGCGGTCTGTTGCCTTCTTCGGTGCTGTCGATTCTGTCAAATTTTCCGGGCATACTGCCGGTGCGTTTATCACGTTCCAACGGGAAGTAGCCACCGTCAAATACTACGCTTTCGCCGCTTGCAAGCTTCAGCACCAGCGGTGACGCTTCAATCTTCGGCGGCTCAAAGCCTTTTGTCTTGCGATTGACTTCTGCCAGCATAGGCCAGAATTTACTTGCTGCATTGATACGTGCCTGCGCATAGGCAATATCTGCTTTAGTCAGATGCTTACACAAAAACTCTATAAGGTTTTGTTTGGTTTGTAGCATCGCTTCTTCTCTGCCGATAAGCTCCGATTCTTCCACCCATATATCAGAATTTTTTACGCCTACCGGTTTTTGTGAACACAGCCTTGCGGCGTTACTATCACTGCCAAGGTTGCACAGCATAGCAATCAAAGCATGCTTATCTGCGCTACCGCCAAGCTCTTCGTAGTAAATCCTTGTATCATGCGCAATGCCTGCTTTCTTGTCCGGCTCCCATTTCTGTAAAGCATCTATAAGCTCGTTCTGGTATCTTTCAAGCATCGTGCTTTCCATATCTGCACAATGGTTGATTTTGTTGTAAAACTCCCTAGTAAAATAACCTTCCGTCCAATTATCCATCATCAAGAAGAAGTTATCAGCGTTACGCAGTGTAGCTATGATATTTTTAGGCCAGTCAATAATTCGCTTACGCAGGCTCTTTTTACTGTCGCTGCCAATCTCCGCCTCGCACTCTACCGGCAATTCTTGCAGGTGCGCTATCGTATCAGCCTTAACCTGTTCAAAGGCTTCACCGGCAGCAATTTTGTTCATCTGCGTATCCTGCTTTGCAATAGCACGAATGTTTTTCAGTGCGTCGATAACGTCCATATAGTTCGCAAGGCTAAGTTGCGGCGCGTTGGTCAAATCGTTATTCGGGTTCAAAACAAAGTCCGGCATAGAAATAATTTCGTCGCCGTACTTTGCCTGCATCTCTGCAATGTAATCGCTAAGCGGCTGCACTTCTCTGCCGTTGGTGTTAAAGTCCTTGCGATGATAGCCCATACGCTCCAACAAAGCGCACATCTGGAAGAAGTGCTGCTCTGTTCCCCATACTTCTTTCTTGCTGTGCATCTGCTTTCTGACGTACTTTCTTGCGCTTTCAATCTGATGTTTAGCCTTGACTGCTTCACGATACAAAGCATGGTTAATCATCTGCTGCTGCTTATACATAGCAGCTTCTTCTAAGAGGCCTGCTTTCGCAGCCTTATTTGCATTAGCCGCCGCTCTGCGTTCTGCCATAGCAAATCTTCTCGGCTTCATAACCTCACCTGCTGGCAAAGTCTGAATATAGCGTTTAGCAAAATTATCTGCGTTCTGCTTACGCACTTTAGCAATATTCTCACGCTCTTTTTGCTTAATATCCTTGTCGCTTATTTCATTGAGTGCCTCATCAATAAGCTGTTGTTCAAGTGCAACTACTTCGCCGCTTTCGTCATTATAGAGTGCTTCCCTTGCCGCTTCTCTTGCCTGTTCACGCTCCTGCACGAAGTCGGGGAATCTGCGGTTCACGGCCTTGTCAATCTCTTGACGTACCATAGCTCTTTCGCTCGGTGAAGTCAAAATATCCTGCGCCATAGCGTCGCCACTGTCATAACCTAAGCTGTCAGCCACCCAGTCAAACAGTTCTCTCTGCTCGTTAGACAAGGCACGCTTTTTGCTCATCTCCACAAGGTCGACTTTATCCGGATTAGTTTCAAGCTCATGCTTCAAAGATTTAAGCTCGTTAAGCTCTGTAAGCTGTTCACCCTCTACCAAAGTTTCGGCAATCTCTTTCAAGCCTTCTTCGCTTTTAATTTTTGCTCTGTCACCGCCGTTACGAATATAGTTCCTTGCCCAGTTGTCCTGTACGTCGCTGCCTTCATTCTCATTGACGGTGTAACCTTCGACAATCTCCCTTGCCATTTCGTAACCGCTGGCATAGCCGTTTTCTTCTGCTATCTGGTCAAAAAGTTCTTTCTGCTCCTGCGATAATTGGTTGCGCTTACTTTCTTTTACCAGGTCGACACCTTCGGGGTCTGTTTCAAGTCTATGCTTCAACGCTTGCAGTCTGTCCAGCTCATCGACAATATGTTTAAAGTCTGCCTTAATTTCGGCATCGCCATAATCTAAACCAGTGCTACGCAAATCGTAGTAGTCCGCTACATCTTCGCCCCTTGCAATCTTTTCGGCAATTCTTCTGCGTCCTTTTTTGCTGGTCAAGTCGCTTATGCTGCCGCCGTAGTCATGAACGTATCTTGATACCCAGTTGACATTACGAATACTGTCACCTGCTTCATGGAATACAAGGCCTTCAATATCCGCTTGCTCTAAAGCTCGCTTAGTCCAATGACGTTTCCCGTCTTTGCCTATCTCGCCGAAGTCAACCAAGACTGCGCTCTGGTCCGGTATGCCTGCAAAATCGTTTGCATACTTGCCTTCTGTTCTGTTGGCTGCGGCGAAGTAGCCCCACTTGCCATTGATAAAAAACGCACGTTCACTCTTGACTGTATCTTGATATTCCGCAAGCTCACTTTCTATTCTGTCAGCAATAGGATTTAAAATATCACCAATGGCTCCGTTTGTATCTTTTAACAGTTCGTTATAGTTTATACGTTCATTGCCATAAATATATTTTCTTGCAAGCCTACGCGGATTAGCTTCGATTGTTTCCCATTCGTTGATTTTTTGCTTGAAGTTAGCATGAGCCATGCCGTGTTCATCAACAACGAATGTAGGATTGGTAACAGTTTTCTGTCTTGACTTGCTGAACATAGCAATCAACATATCTTCGGCGTTTGCAACACGCTCTTTAGAAAGTGTGCCGTATGTGTCGACTTCCGCTTGAAGATACTCAACTATCGGATTAAGTATATCGTCAATGCTGGCGTTGGTATCGTTCAGCATATCATTATAGTTTGGCAGTACGCTTCCTAAAACGTGTCTGTATTTTCTTGCTATAATTGCAGGATTGGCAGGCTTTGTTTTGCGCCACGGAGTATCTGAATTATTAGCATGAGCCATGCCGTGCTCATCGTCTATAAAGTGCGAATCAACAGCCTTAACTTCCTTACCAAACTCATAACCTACCTGGTGTCTTGCACGATTGACAAGCTCCAATGCTACTGCTTCTTCAATTTGCGGCCGTATTTCTTCGATAAAAGCAGCCTTTTCAGCTCTGCGCTTTGCGCTGACATCAGCCATTGCGCGCCTTGTCAGAATATCCACGGCCTTGTCTTTAGCCTTCAAGATTTTATCCTGCAAGGTCTTTTTATTTTGGTCTGATAACTTGGATGTTATATTCTCCGGCAAGCCGCCGAATATGCCCTCCATGCGCGCCATAACTTCAATTTCTTCACGGCACGCCAACATTCTGTCGAATACCTGCCGTACTTCCGGCGTTAATTCTGCCGCATTTTCACTTCTTGCTATCTTACTATAAATAGCTGATAACCAATTAGCGAATCTCTGGAACACTCCGCGCAAGCCAACACTAGGCGCTTTGCCTTCCATGATGTAGGTTTCAAATGCTTCTGCCAGTTTTTCATGCCCGGCTCTCTTTGCTTCAACGTCACCGCTTGCCCATGTGTCAGCGTCAATGCCTGCATACTCCATGAGCTTTTTCGCATCAGCGTTTAGTCTTGTGTTGCTGGGGTCTGCCAATGCTTCGTTAATCATGGTTTCCACAAAGTAGTGTCCTGTTTCGTGGATAACTGTACTTGCATCTGCGCCCTTAAAAAGCGTGATAACATAAGAACCATCTTCCGCCGGGGAAAACATACCCTTATCTTTAAGTGTACCATTGACAATTTTTTGTTGCTTGTAATTATCTGCTTTTTGTGATACACTATCAGCAAAAGAGGACGTTTTGTTTGAGATACTGGGCTGAGCCTTGAATTGCTCGGAACCCGAGGGCTTGAACGCGTCCTCTATTTTTTTATACTCACTTTCGTTAAAAACATTATGATTATAATATGATAATGATTTATCATTATGTTCTCTTACTGTAACAACTACATAACGTTTTTCACCATTAACATTCAGTGCAGAATGAATATAATAAAAATTCTCGTCTGAATGTTTTTCTTTTTGCGGCGCAGATTCTGTAACGAAATTACCATTCTCCATAATTTCACGTAAATAGCGCAATGCAAAAAGTTTTTCTTTTTTAGCGGAAGTGTGTTCCATTTTCTTTCTGCCACTTGCGCCAAATTTAATATTATTTTCTTGATACCCTTTATCTATTCTAATATCACCCAATACACTATTATGAACGCTCGTGCCTTGCAAGTTGTCCCTATACCATGCAAAAGCCTTTTTCTGCAAGCTCTTCAAATCTGAATAGTGTCCCATCTCATTTCCGGTAATATTAGTAGTATAGAATTGCTCTTTTTTAAGCACTCCTCCCTTGCTAAACCAGCCATTCTTTTGTTTAGCTTTGCCGCCATCTTCAAAGCGCAGCTTATTCTTTTGCAGCCATGCAGCAGGATTTTCGGGGTCTGCAATAAGTGCGCGGCTCTCCAATACTAAACGCAAATTGCCGGCATGAGATTTATTCATACCTGCTTTAGTAGCGCTGTCAACAATAGCGTCAAGTTCTGCGTCAAGCTCCGTACTTGCCTGCCTGGTCAAGTTATAACCTTCTCGCAGTTCTTTACGTGTCTTTGCACCGCCGTCCGACAATTCGCCATTGCTGTCAAAGTACATATTGTCTTTCGTAGCTTCAAACAGTGCATTGTCTTTAGCCATAGCCGCCGTAAACTTGCCACGGCTAATGTCTATATCCTGCCCAAGCTCCGCAGCCGCTCCGAGTTCTTCTTCGGTAATTCCTAATTCCTCATAAAGTTTATTGTTGCTGCTGGTCTGCTTGTAGCCTTTCAAGTCCTGTGCTGATACAGTAACAGTATCGTCCTCAAAGTTAGGATTGTTCGCTTCAATTTCAGCCGCCGCACGCTCCGGGTTAATGCCTGTTTCTCTGATTCTTTCAGCATCTGCTACTAACTTTGCCTTGCGTTCTTCGTTGGCTTTCAAAGCGACGTGCTCAACAGCACTGTCAACGGCAACGCTTACGCCGCTAACACTGCCGCCAAGAATAGCACCGATAAGGCCGCTATATCCTGCTTCCTTCAAGTTCTGCTGCCAGTTCTCGCCCCACTTCTCTGCAAGTTTGGCAGTGCTTGCGCCGGGGTTCTTTGCCCATAAGTCCGTAGCTTGCTCCGGGAATTCCTGTAATGCTTCGGTAACACCTTCTTCAAGGCCACGTTTGGTAACTTCCCATATCTTAGTTTTCAGTCCGCTACCGGCAGGCATCTTTTTAAGCAGTCTGCCAAGCGGCAGTTCTTCTAATACCGCCTGCGGGATTGCGTTCAGCAAGCCTGCCTCCGCTGCTCTGGTTGCGCTTACGCCCTCTTTGCGCAGTCGCAGATATTGTTCGCCGCTGATGTTTGCACCATTGTAAAGCATGCTGATAGCGTGTACAGTTTTTGCACCTGCACCGGCAGCACCTACGCCTTTAGTCAGCGCAAGTTGCACTAAAAGCTGAATACCGTTTTCGGCCAAATCATAACCAAGTTGCCCAGCCGCCGTATCAGCCTTAACTTCTTCGCGCTTCAAAATCTCATCGGTGACATAGCCTAAAGCCTTGCTGATGTTCTCTGATTGGTCATACTCTTTAACAACATTATTAGCGTCAACGGCCGCTTTAGCCGCACCGAATAAGCCACGCACCGAACCTTTAAGGCCGTTCATTACGGCAGTGCCTATGCCTGGTTTATCGTCGTTGATAATGCTGCTAGTATCAATCGTCGGTGAGCTATTGCTCTTTACTGCCTGCGAAAACTTATTGTATTCATCGTCGCTCATTTTTTGCAGGTCATAATAGCCTAAAGTTTCAGCAGGAGTTAAATTGCTGTCTGCACCGGTCGCATAACCGCCATTATACCAATCCTGTTTTTCGTTTCGCAGTCTTTGAAATTCTTTTTCGTTGTCTTCCCAGCTCATTTAATAATCTCCATTCATAACCTCATCAAGATAGCCGTCGTTGACGTTGCCGTCGCTGCCGTCAAAATATGTTACGTGATACCAATCGTCAGCAATTTTTTCAGCTCTGGCTATACCTGCTTTTGCTAACAGTGCATCGTTGCCGCTAAAAGTTTTTGTGCTGTCCCACAAGAAGCCCGGCTTTGTTACATAAGAACCAAAAGTCCGTGTGGTGATAGCCTGCTTCATGGCATCAACTAATACTGATTCATCCGGGTTCATACCGTTGTGTTCGGCGCGGTATGTTCGTACCCACTGTTTGCCGTATATCTTTAGCCCTTGTTTTACTTTATCGTTAGAAGAAGTACCCATTACATACTTGCAAAGGCCGTCCCAATCATAAGCATATTCGCCTGCGCCACTCAACCAATTATCATAAGACTTATCCAATGAATTCATATCTGAATTAGTTGCTCCGTGGCTTCTTGCAAAAGCTAAAAATTCTGCCTTAGATTTAAACCTGCCTGCTTCCAGCATAGAAATTACTGCTTCTTTGCCGTCACTGCCAAGTTTAGCTATGGCTTCACGTCCACCGCCACCACTGCTTCCGCTTCTGCCTTGCGGTCCGTATATCGCCTTCACCGCATTACGGTATGTTACGTACTTGTCGGGGTCACTGCCGGCCTGGTTAGTAGCCCACGTCATAGCTTCACTGTAGCTTGTACCGTTATTAAACATAGCAAATATCTCATTCTTTATTCCTTCAAAAAGTTTGTTTTTCTTATAAGTTTCTATTCTGTCATGGTCTGCCTTAATAATGCGGTACTGCTTCATAATGCGGTCTTGCCCGTCTAGGCTTATATGTTTGTGTGCTACTGTGCCGCCTTTATAGTCCGTAAAGTCCAAATCAAGGTGCCCACCCGTAGAGTTTGGCGATGGATTAGAATATTCGTCCAATACCTTGATTCCTTTACTTTGCATATAAGAAATAAATTTCTTGCGATTGTCTGCGTTCTCTAGCCAGTCAGCTGCAACATCAAGTTTGACGCCTGCGCCGTGGCTGTGCTCACCGGCAGCGTGAATATCTGTACTATCCGTGCCGCTAGTGACAATAAGCTGTGCGCCGCTCAATGTGTTAAATTCTTTCGCAATATCAGAAAGGCCGATGGTTACTTGCTGCTTTACGCCATCAAGGGAAACACCGCTGTTCCTTACCCATGTAGTGCCTTCTGCCTGCGTTTCGACTTTGCCGCCTTCTGGTGAAAAAGCGTCCATGTTTTCAACCTCTTTGCGCACTGCTTCTTCATTGTCGCCATATTTAGCATACAAATCTTTAGCAGTATTTCTTTCAAAAGCGCTGCTCTCTTTATCGTATGCCACCTTCTCAAAAGCAGCTCGCTGATTGGCAGTCAGATAACTACCGTACTTATCCATGATGTTACGCATAGTGCCATAATCTTCGTTGGTGATACTTGCACCGACGGCACTTGCTACCACCTGCCCAATGTTGGCTCTGCTCTTAGATTCGATAAACTCTGCGCCACGCTTGCCATATATAGCACTTGTCAGCAACTGTGTACGAATAATTTCATCTTGCAGCGCCTGCGGGTTGTTCCAGTTCTTCTGTACAAACTCGCAGGAGTTCTGAATATTATTGTCATAGCGCAAATCAGTGACTGCTTCTTTTTGCTTCTGCTCGTATTGGTCGACAGTCTGGAAGCCTTGCTGTGCGCTCTGATACATTAAATGGTCTAATGCAAGCTGGTTCTTTTGGCTGTGCAATTTGGTATTACTTAATACATCCTGCCTTGCTTTATTTATCTGCTCTGTGTAGCTTGCGCCTGCACCGGCAGTGCCTTCTAACTTTGTATTCATAAGGCCGCTTTCATCGTTGTACATGATGTTATAACGGCTCTTATTAAATATATCCATAGCATTAAGAATGGACTGCTTGTCCTCATCTTCCTGCTGTGCTTCTACTGCTACCGCCCATTTGTTGGCGGCACCGGCAATAGCGGCAAGTCCTTTGCCGCCGCTGCCATAAGCGTTAAGGTCACTTGATACCTTGACAGTCGCACCGCCACCGGTACCTAAATTGACGCTGCCTTGATAACCTGCAATCTTCATACTGCACCTCCCTTACCAGTTCCATTTAGTAAAGCCTGTATTATCCATGAACGGGTTATTCTTCTTTGCCTGGTTGTAAAGATTAAAGCCGTTCATATTGCTAGCAGGAAGATTGAAATCACTGTTAGCATCGTACCAATCGTCACTGCTTACCGTAGTTGTTCCCTTGCTGCCGCCAATCATGCCTTTAGAGTAAGCGTTCGCCGCCGCACCTACAAGCGTACTAAACATCTGCATTTTGCCGTTGGCTTTAGCGTTCTTCGCCGCCGCATTATATGCGCTTGCCTGGTTGCGATAATTAACCTCGTTTACATAAGTGCTCCACGCATCGTTACGCTGATTTTGCAACAGATTCATACTGTCTTTTTTGTAAGCGTTCTCACTGCTTGAAAGAATATCGCTGACACTGCCGCTGTCGGTTAGACCGCTACTGCCGGCCGCCGCCAGCGCCTGCCCTCTTGCAAGCCTCATTCTATCGTTGAGCTGGCTCTGCTTCTGCGCATATGCTTCTGCCTGCTGCTCACGTTGGCGGCTCATAATAGCCGCGTTCTGCTGTGCAGCCTGCGCCTGCGCTTTATATGCCTGCTCCTGCTGTTTGGCCTGCTGATGCTGCCCGCTTAACTGCATAACAGTTTGCAGCCCCATTAAAATGCCAAGTGTGCCCATTATGTTCACTCCCCCCTGTATGGAATATAAAACTGATAAAATTTCTTGCCGTCCCAGCCTGTTTTAGGCTCCGCCAAGAATACCGCCCCCAAGTGTCTTAAATAGTTAATGCTAGTGCGGTTCTTCTCGTAGACGATATTGTGCAGCAGTCCATGCTTACGCACCCATTCATTCAGCACTCTTTTCGCTTCCTTGAAAAGCAGGCTCTTTGTGTAACCATTGTAAAGTTCGTTCGTGCCTACCATCCAGATTCCGCGTCCCGGTGCGCCCCATTCCATGGCACCCTTGCCAAATATCGCAAGCAGTTTTCCGTCCTCACCACGGTATACCCTTGTTTCTTCGTCAAGTTTGATACTGCCAATGAGCACAAATACCGGGTCACTGCTTGCTTCCAAATCTTCCTTATCATGTGGCCGTATATCTTGCATAAGTTCTTCAATCAACGGCACAACATTTTCTTTTGACTTATTATCAAGGATTTCAACAGTCCACTTCTTAGCCACCAAAAGACACCTCCCGCACTACCGCCAGCAAGTTAAAAGGATACGGCTCATCCGTAACGATAATAACTCTGCCTTCGTTATTAAAGCCGCCAATAGGCAAAGTCATATACTTATCACCGGTAAATAATTTAATATCGCTCACTGCGTTCTGCTCATCAAAGTTCATCAAGTCCATAGTATTTATATCCGGGCCGACCATGCCGCCAAGAGAATTACTTAAACGCAGGATGCAATTACTAATCTGCTTTTTGCGTCCTTGCATAGTGCCGTCACCAGTCTTAATTTCGACGTTTGGCAGTTCCACGATACTTCTATAGGGCAAGCCAATAAAAGCGTGTTGCACGGCCGCTGGGAGCGTCACAGTGCCGTCCTGGCTTACTGTCAGTCCGCTATACATTCTTCCGTCACCGATAACAGTAACTTTTTCACCTGCCAGCTCTGCCGCATCAATCTCTGTTTCCCCACTGCTCTTTTCAGCAGTGCTATACTCAATAGCATTATCAAGCATAATATAATCGTCGGGATTATTGCTCTTTGCAGGATTCTTTGCCAGATACTCAATATTGCGTACTGTCACGCCGTTTATCTCTCGCTTCACTACAAGATAAATAATATCCTCGTCGCCTTCCTGCACTGCCGCCACAGCTTCAATCTTGCCTTGCGTTTCTATCGTCGACCAGGCATATACTTTCTGTTCCATGATGTAGGATAAGCAAGCCATAGTTCCGTCACTTCTCACAAAGTATATAGTGCTGTCGGGTTCCTGCTTATACGCGCTGTCGACAATCTGCACATTCTCTATAATATGCTTTGCCAACAAGGTTAAGTCGTTACCGCCGTAGCTGTCTGTTTCATAGCTATATGCCATATCCCTTACAGTGCTTCCACGGCCTTGTACAAACACGATTCTGCCACCAATCATCAGCGGTTCAACAGTGCTGCATCCACGTGTAGTCTGCATTTTGGGAACGGCCTTAGACGGGGTTACAGTATCGCTGCCGCTTACTGTCCATTCGTTACCCGCAGTCAAGACGATTAAATCGGTACTTGCTATCAAGTGTAAAATTTTGAACTGTTTGCGGCTTACAAACGCAAGTGCTACTGCGCTATCATCGGTAACAGTGCCGCTTGCTTTTTCTACGCTGAAATTGCCGTAATCACCGGTTCTGCTCATCCATACCATGTAAGGCTGCTTCTTCGTGCCGCCAAAACATAGTCTGTCTTGGAAAAAGCACAGTGTTTGCGGGTAGCCGAATTCTTCACTCCATGCGCCCCACAAGAAATTAGTAGTCATATCTGTTGAGCCTAACTCTTTTTCAACATGAGCTTTTGCCGTGCTGTCGCTGGTGATTTCAGTAAGCTTTACAACGCCTTCCGCATTGTAGGCCATTGCTGTTAAATCGACAGTACAAGTTCCGCTAGTTATAGTGCATACCGCCCTTAAAAATACCGGCTCTGTTACACTGCCGCTTTCAGACGGATTATAGTCACTCTTAGATGTATATTTTCTGTATTCCTTCCAACTTTCGCCATCGTCACTCTTTTCTATGGTAAAACTGCCTTTCCAGGTTCCGTGACTGATAACCTTCCAATTTTCGCCCACACGTACTCTTTCTGTCGTGCCGTTGCTGGCGGATACAGTCTTGCTTGCAATCTCTTGTTTAAGTTTGATATACGCGCCCGGCTTGCTGCTAGCGAAAATATTCTTGTTGCTCGTCAAGGTAATATCACCTTGCGTTCCCGAAGGTGTCAATTCTTTATTGCCGGTATATAAAATCTTTACCCAGCCATTAGCGCCCGCTTTGCCGTTTGGGCTACCATTTATACCGCCGGCACCGCCTGCCGCACCGCCGCCTGCGCCATATGTTACGCCTTGCGTGCCAACATTAGAATAATAGCCGTCCTCGCCATACATACGGCTAGCCGCGCCGCCTGCGCCTCCGCCTCTACCGGTCAGCCCACACGCCGTACTATCCGTGCCTTTAGTGCCGCTAGTAGCTGTTGTATCTTCGTAGTTGCCTGCACTATAAGCATACGCGCCGCCACTGCCGCCGCTACCGACTGTAATCGTGTAACTTGTTTCTTTAGATAGCGTTATAGTTTTTATAATGCGTTCGCCGCTGCCGCCGTCGCCGCCTTTGGCTGCCAAATTATAAACCTGGTGTTCTCCGAACCTTTTCCATGTAACGGCACCACCGCCGCCGCCGCCTGCACCGGCTATGTCAATCTGATATTCACCGGTTACAGTCGGCTGAAATTGATAAGTGCCAGGCACTGTATAGCTTATACCGCTATAATTTTCAAGTGAGGTCGATTCATCGAAATACATATCAGTAATTTCAAAATCAGCAAACCGCCAGTCAGTGTCTGAATATCTTGCAAGCTGTTTCACGGGATATTTGCCGCTTGCAATAAACATAGTGTCTGCGCTTTGCACAAATCTCAAATCTTGCAGCATATCTGCCGTGTACGGTGTCATAACTTCTATGTTTATATAAAGTCCATTCTTATGCACTCTTATATATTTCTCGCCAATCTCCAAAAGATAGTCGGTGCTGTCTGCGCCGTTGAACGGTACCAGGATGCACGCTTTATCGCTATATTTTGTTCGTGCCATATACTTCATACCTGGTCTGCGATAAATAGGACCGTGCGGCTTGATAAGGCAGTTATAGGCTTGCAGGACCGCAAACTGATACTTATCTAAATCAACGCGGTTTGCAACTTCGGCGCTGATTTCGCCGCCGGTAAACGCAGGCTGCAATAAATAATAAGGTGTTAACCCACTAGCCATAATTACGCCCTCCCGTCAAAGTATTTACTCGGGTAGTCCGGCAATTCTTTCTTTTCGCTTGCCGTGGTATACTTCGCTTTCTGTAATGCCGCCATTGCAAGCTGATACTGTGTCTGCTGCAAGCCGCTGTTGCCGGTCAGTTGTACGCAGATATTAAACGCCAGCATATGAGTAAACGCGCTCAAAAAATCACTTGAAAACATTTCCACGTCGTCAACATCATAGGTATATTCAAGCCACGCAGCAGGAATATTGCAGCCGATACCAAGCACGTTGTCGCTTGCCATATATAAGTCCCATTCTTCCTGCTGTTGCTCGCCTGCCCTTATCATTGCGCCGGTGTCAGCGTCAAATATCTTGCGCACAGCAAGGCACTTTTCGGGGTAGGCGTAAACGTGGGACCAGTACGGAGATTCAATGCTAAGTTCTGCTAGTTTGCTCACGCGCTTTGCAAATCCCCAAGTGTAGCTCCTTAATAACTCTTTGCGCGTAGGCTCATAAAACAGTTTGCACTGTCTGGCTAGTTCTGATTGCTCGTCTATATTGCTTATGCGCCCTTTTGCGATATGAGCCAGTGCCATATTACATACATCGGTAATGTTAAGCATTTTTAACTATTCCTCCTTGATTATTAAAAAAGGGAAGAGCTTATCGCCCTCCCCTTAAAGTACTAAATCAGCCCGGCCAGTTCGGAACAGTTTCAGTCAAGCCAGCAGTCAATTTGCCGCCGCTTGCGCCGGTAACAGTCAGTCTGGAAAAAGCCTTCATGCCATACGGCAGTTTTGCCGCAACTAAAATACCCTTCTTGCTGGCAGCAAGGGTATAAGTTGCAACAACGGTTTTAGTGCCAAAATCTTCGCTGTCGGAAGTTTCCAGCGCCGCAGTGATAGTGCCGCTAGTAGCTAAGGCGGTCGGCGCAGTGATAACAAGAAACAACGGGTCGGCCGCATCACCGCCGCCAACGTTCGCAATTACATTGCTGGTCAAGGAATTATCCATGTACATATTTTGCTGGTCAAAAATCATTGCTATTTACTCCTTCCGGTTATTGTACTGCCGCTTCGGTTTCGCTTTGGCAGTCAAGTTTCTTAATCTGAATACCTGCAAGGTACAGTTTAGGCGGCGCGTCCATAAAATCTTGACGGGTAACATGAACATTGTTCTTGTTGTTCAGATAGCACTCCAGCCAAGAGTATACGCCGTCAGATACATACGCAACCGGCGCTTTCGGGTCTTGCAGACGGTTCTTTGCGAAGATGAATTTATTCATCAGTTCGCGTTGTGCACTGTCAGTCAAAGAGTTAAGCTTTTGGACATCAATATTGCACACGCGCACAATAGAACGAACATTTTGTACCGCCAAGCCACACTTCCAAGAGTACAAAGTCTGCAATGCACGGAACGGCTTGTTGTTCTCATCGTATACGTCGCTTTCGCCCAAGTCCTCAGTTTTCAAGCCTGCCTGGGTGCCTTTAGGATATACACCCATTACGCGGCGGTCGCCCCAATCTACGAAGTAGATAGAAGCATTAGTGTTAGTACCAGGAGTACCCGCGGAAATCACCTGGTGGCCCGGAGTGCCTTTGCCGCCGTCGGTCAAAGTATTGTAGCGTACCGCAATACCATTGAAAGTGTCCGGGTCTTCGTCCAAGTTGCCGTACAAGAATTGACGTGCGACGTATTGGCCCATGCCTTCTACGTGTGCATCATCCTCTGCCATGCGGAACGCCTGCGGATTCGGTTTACCGGAAAGCAGTTCAACGTCCACGCAGGAACGGTCCTCCAAGTGCATACATACATCAATGCGCTGCTTTACAGTGCCTTTAGTCGGAGAAGTACCGCGGTTAATACGACGGATAGACGGAGAAGGCAGGCTCGCACGAATAGTAGTTTTAGTACCAATCGGCAAATCGCCTTCCATCCACCGAATATCTTCCATAATAGGATTAGATTCGTTAAGTACTTCCATAACGCGGTCAATAGCGCCTTGCGGAGTTAAGTACTTTCGTAAGTCGCTCATAGTTTGGGAGTAACCAATAGTAGCCATAATTTCATCATCCTTCCTGTTTTTTAATTAAAAGTTAAAAATTATTTGTACCTGCTCCAGTCGGTTTTCGGGTACATGTTTGCGGCAACGCCTTGTGCAGTGTTTAAGCCTTGCGCGCCGTTTTGTGCAGCCAAGCCGGGGTCCTCGCCAAGCAGTTCGCCAAGTTTCGCAAATGCTCTCACGATAGCAATTTGATTGCCTGCGCCGGTAACTTCCAATGCTTCACGCACATTCAAGCCTGGATACATTGCCTCCAATTTGCGGCAGGCAGTATCACAAAGGCCCTGTACTTTGCCCAAGTCTGCGCCCAGTGCTGTTTTAGCCTCATCGCCCCATTTAGCGATTTCCTGCGCGCGGAGCTGTTCTACGCCTTGCACTACACGGCTTGCATACTCTGTGCCGTACTTTGCAAGTGCTCTTGCCTGGTCATTGCTAAGGTTCATGCCCTTAATAACATCCACAAAGCGTCCTTGCTCATCAGCACTAAGCTCATAGCCTTCTGGCATCTCTACTCCTGCAAAGTCATAATTCACTGTGCCGGGCTGCTGTTGTGCGCCTTGCCCATTACTTCCATTCCCTGCAATAGTGCCGGAAGCACTTGTATTATTAGTTGCATTAGTAGTAGTCGGTTCTGTCTGCTGCTGTTGTGCCGCGGTATTGGGTTCAGCCTGTTGCTGTGCGCCTTCGCCGTTGACAACTGCATTTTCGCCGTTCTCGCCCATTAGTTATTCCTCCTTGTTGTTATCCACATATTCCACTGCCAGCTCTTGCAGCTTTAGTTGGAATTCTGCATACTCCATTTCAGCCTGCTGTTTTAGCCCTATGCCTTGCAGCCCAAGTGCTAAAATGCTTTTAATAATGCCTAAGCCTACGTCGCGGCGGCCTTCGTTATAGAAAGTCTTGCTATTGCCGGTAAAGCACATAGAGTTTACTTTGGTTACGTCAAGCATACGCATCAAGAACCAGCGTCCGCTTTCACTCCCCAGCAGGTCAAGTAGGGCTTCTTTATCCCTTCTTGCCTGCTCTCTTACCATGTACTCTGTCAGCAGTGCTTGCTTTCTATCCTCGCCTGTATTGGATTTATATTTAAACTGCTCGCTCATTATTCCCAACCTCCCGGCACGCCTAGCCAGCTTGTAATAGCCGGGTTGGAATCATTCGCCGCCGCAGTAAGATTTTTGGCCGCCTCTGCCGCAGGAGCCGCAGCCTGTGCCATTGCCAAGCCTTCCTGCATTTCCTGCTGCCGTTGCATTTCCTGCTGCTCTTGTTTAAGCATCTCTTGTACTTCTTCATCGCTACGCAATGCCATTGCAGGCACGCCAAGCATTTCAAAGTATTTTGTAATAGCACCCAACGGGTTAATCTTCTTCGTAACTTCTGGCCATACTTGCGCCATCTGTCCGGTCTGTGCTATCGCCTGTTCGATATTCACAAGCCCGCTCATCTTCTGCGCCTGCGCCAACGGTGAAATATAGTCCACTTCTACATCTTCTTCACTCAAAAGGTCTTGCAGTTCTTCCGGCACCGGAGGAAATCCGCCGCTTCTGTCGATGATGTTATACACACGTTGAAGAATCAGTGTTAAGAATTCATCCTGCAATCGCTCAACCACCGGGCCTAGCTGTTGCAGTTTTTCCTGCGTTCTCTCCATAACCTCTCTAGCAGTCATGCGGCTATTATCAAGGTTATCTAACATCAAGAACAAATCAGCACTGTATGCTCTCTTTATAGCATCCTCAACGCGAATAATTTCTTCCTGCGCGTCCTTTAAGTCAAGGTCAACTGCGAACAAAGGCTTTACCATATCTTGCGTCTGGTCATCTACGGCTGTTAGACCGCCAGGCATCAAGTTAATACCGCCGTTATTCATAAGGCTTGGACTGCCTTGCATCGGCGGCTTTATCTTTAACTCTATTGCTGTGAGATAATCTTTTTTCAGCAGTTGCAGCATTTTGCTGTCGCCTTCTGCAAACCACGCAGGACCTCTTGCGTATGCCTCATTGCCGCTGACAAGATAACGCGCTACCGGTACTGCTTCTTCTTCAAAGCCGCCAACATACAAGTATTCGTCACTCTCTGACTTTTCCAACCAGTACACGCTTCTATACGGCATGTTCAGTCTGTCCATGTAGCCAGGCAGTTTATCGCTGTTAGGCTCTACCATCCAGCAGACTTTATACTTCTTAGTAAGATTGGTCTGATTGTCTAACAGTCCTTTCAGATTGTCTGGCAAAGCGTCTACGCCGAAGCAGTCCGCTAGCTGCTGCAAAGTCATATCGTACTTTCTTGCAAAAGTAGTTACCTTGCCGAAGCCGTCTGCTTCAAGTGCATAAGTACCGATTGTCATTGTCTGGAACCGCACGCCGTTTTCTGCGTCGTAGAATATAGCCATCGGGCACTGTCCAAAAGGCAATTCCAGATATACAGTATGGATGCTGTTATAGAAGTTGCTCTTTGCAAGCACGCTTGATACAATCTCTTGTCTTGTGTCAAGCACCTTCATAGCCTCAACATTCGTATTCAGTTCCGGCCGTCTATATGCAAATCTGAACCACTGGCGGCTCGGCGGTGTAAGTCCGCTCATAACGCCTGCGGCGAATACCTGCGCCGCTCTCCAAGCTACCCCGTGCACAATCTTTAAGTCACGTCTGCGTGCGGGATTGGTCTTGTCTGCCGTATTGTCAAACTCACCGACAAACGGAAGCTGATAATCTCTTATCTCTTTCCATCTGTCCTCCCAATCTCGCCTATCTTCGTACATGCTTTTAAGCTTACGCACCAAACGTTGGCGGTCCGGCAAGTTCTTTTTCAGCGGCACCCCGTCACTAGGAAGTGTTCCCTGTGGCTTGCTCGCCGCTATCGTTTGAAAGTTCATAAGCTGTTACCTCTTAGCCTAAAGTATTACGGCTGCCCTCGACGCCACTAGCAATAGTGCTTGTCTGCGTAGATGCAAAGCCTTTACGCTTCTTCTTGTTACTGTCGCTACCGGTCGCAACTTCGCTGCTTGTCGCAACGGTAGTCGGGGCCGGGTCCACCTTCTCAATAGTCGGCATGTTGCCGCCACCGAATAATTTTGCAATACCACCCATTTTTAAACCGCCTCCATAATCGAATACTCCGTGTTGCACATTAGCTTTTTAGGCTTTCTATCATCAAGCCCTAACTGTCTTAACGGAACGTTCCTTGCAAATGTTAATACTAGGCCGTCTGCAAGGTCTGGGGAACGTCCTAGTTTTTCTTTTATTTCTTCTTTAGGCGTTAACATTAAACGCCCATTCTTAGAATACTTATAGTGAATGACTGCAAGTTCTTCTCTTAGCCCCGGTTCTTCCGGCAAAGCGCCGCCAGCCTCTATCCACTCTTTCAGTTTGAAGTACATCTCTGCTCTGATGTTCTCATAACGCTTATTCTCTATCGCCGCGCCTTGAAATGGTATCTCTCTTAGCGCCGTGTACCCCATCTGCCGCAATCTGTCGACTACGCCAGCGCCCATGTTGCCAACGTCTATAAAGGTCATATCTGCTTTATTTTCATCCATTGCCAAAGCAATATAATCTGCTGTCTGCATCGTATTCAGCTTCTTATACACTCTCGGTCGTGGATATACCATTAAACCCTTACGCTGCCATATACACGTTCTGTCATCGCCAAAGCGTGCTATATCTGCGCCTTGCACCAGCGGCATATCATAGGGAACATCCTTTTCTGTCAACTCTCTATTGAAAGCCCTGTCTAATTCTTCCAGACTGAAAAGCTCATTAATCGCCGATACGCTAAAGTCACACAAATACTCTTGTCTGAATTCTACCTCCGGCATATCCTCTTTCAGTTCTTCTATGCTCTTTGCGTCTATAATGCCGCTATCGTACACGTTCGACAAATACGCAAAATAACGCTTGTTCGTCTTGGCCTTCTTGTACATCTCATAGAAGTTGTTCTGCCCTTTGGGTGTACCAATAAAATAGCAATAGCCTTTTCTGTCGCCGTTCTCTATCGCAGGTCGGATTATCTGCGTCCACATCTCCGGCTTCATATCCGAATACTCGTCAAGTATTACGCCGTCCCAATATGTACCGCGCAATGCGTCGGGATTATTTGCACCAACGATATATATCCTCGCACCCTGTGCCCCAGGTACTTTACTAGGGAATTCAACATACTTTTTAGTTTCGTTCACCTTAATGCCTTCTATGACGCTTGTGTAATACTTCAATGGGCCCCATGCAATAATTTCCATCTGTGCACTGAACGGACCTACCAAAGCATACTGCGGGCTGATTAAATCACTCTGCAAAGCATCCCTTATAAGGTGATTCACCATTCCGATGGTCTTACCAAAGCGGCGGTGTGCTACGATTACTGCAAAGCGGTGTCTGCTTAATTCCTTATGCAGAACCTTCGCCCATGCAGGTCGTGGAGTATATGGTATCTGTATTACGTTTTCCATGTTTACCCCCCTTGAAAAAATCGTTTTGGTAATTTTTGGTATTTACCTCCCCCGGCGGCTGCGAAATTTTTGGGCCCCACCCCCACTCAATGTCAGAGGAAAAGGAAGAAATCAAAATCAACTTTTGCGAAAAGCCAGGGAAATCACCAACGCCAGCGCCGCCAACCAACCAATCAGAACCCACGCCAAACAAAAACAAAAACGTGGTAGGCCTGCCGCATGAGCCACGCAGGAACGGCCGCAGCATATGTCAGGTGAACGCCTGCCGCCAACATCTGGAACCGCCAGCTAATCAGCAGCAGCAGGATAATATTTTACGTCCGATAATAAAGATTATGTTAAAAGCTCTATCTATGTTTATGTTTTAGTAGTATCTTCTGAACAATCGTTTACAACTATCGCATCATCTGCCGCGCCCCAATGATACACGGCCGGCCCCTTGTTGGCGTGCGTCTGCTTGTCAAACGCGCCTATACTGTCAGCATACATCTTAGACGCTGCTAATCTATCCTTGTTGCTGGCCTTGTTATCAGTCATTATCTTGAGCCAGTAGGCTTGCAGGTCCTGCACAGCCAGGACGGCTACAGCCGCGCCCTGCTGTTTGAGCAGCGCCGCACAATCCTCTAACGTCTGCGGCGTTGTTGCTATTGCCGGTGGTCTGCCTCTTGTCGGTGTATTTGTATTAGCTAATAAACTTTTAATCTTAAACATTTCCGTCACATTCTCGTTACAACCTCTGTAACTGTATATACAATTAATATTATTAATAATGACAATCACTAAACAATACATTAACAATACATATTGAAAAGATAATCATTATTTACCAGAAAAAGACAATAAAAAAATGATTAACAGAATCCATCTGTCAATCATCAATTAAATTATATTTATTATCTTGCTATAAATTATATGCCTTAAAAAATGCTATTAAGTCAATGATACTTTTTTAAATCTTTGTGAACGTCCTCAATCTATAGTAAATGTTGTTAAATAAAAAAGAACGGCCGCCGCTGAACATCTGCCAGCGTGCGGCCGTTGCTAT